GTCCGTGATCGTGAGGACTCAGTCTTTTGGGGAGACCCAAAAGGCCTGAGAGGTGCGATTCGGTTGGTGGCATTCACTCCCGTTTGGAAGTGGATGTTCACCTCCGGCCCTAACTCTAGTTACAGTAAGGTTCTCGCAGTGGGTAATGCCTGGATTGACATGATCGCGATTCATTCGCGACCGCGTCTCTTCAGTATCATGCACCACATGCGCGCCTTCATCGGAGCCTCTGAGCTGGCTTGGCTTCCCTGGTTCGATGATGTCGTAAAGACGTCAAAGAATTGGTCGAAGCTTTGCCATGCCTCCCAGACTGCTTCGGGTCTGAACCCCCAGTTCAGCCCTGATTCAGAATGGTGCGGCGGCCAGGAGCAGTTCGATGTTGGCAAGCTTTCTGTAGTGGAGGAACCTGGTAAGAAGCGAATTGTCGCAATGGTGGATATTTGGACGCAATGGTTACTTTACCCGTTGCACCGCTTTATCTTCGATAAAGTCCTGGGCTTAATACCTCAGGATGGTACGTTTAATCAGGCAAAACCCGTAAGGGAATTGCTTGAACGTGCCTCGAAGGCAGGGCGGACGCATTTCTGGTCTTACGACCTTAGTGCGGCGACGGATAGGTTACCGATTGCACTCCAGATACATGTCCTTGGGGCATTCACCCTTGACTCGTTTGCTCACACTTGGGCGGCTTTACTGGTCGACCGTGACTATCGGACTCCAAAAGAGTTCGGTACCACGTTTGGCAAAGGTTCAACCTTTGTTCGATACAGTGTAGGCCAACCGATGGGGGCTTACTCGTCTTGGGGGATGCTCGCATGGACCCATCATGCTATAGTCCAATTCGCCGCTTGGCGACGTGGACATAGATCTTGGTTCACATGGTACGCGGTACTTGGTGACGACATCGTGATCTGTGATCGCGATGTTGCAGCCGAGTATGTACATCTGATGTCTGAGTTCGGGGTAGGTATCGGCTTTCACAAGTCGATTATCTCCTCTAACTCAACATTGGAGTTCGCTAAACGGTTCTACTACAAGGGCAAGGAGATTTCTCCATTGTCCCTTGCTGGTATTGCCGTGGGTTGGTTGGGCCCAGGATTCGTTCCTGAGGTCCTGTCAGCCTGCGAAGCAAAGCTTGGTTCAGAGTTAACTCTGTATCAGGTGGCGCGGTACATAGGTGTCGGGTTCAAGGCAGCATCAGCAGCACCCGCGAGGGTTCTGACTGGTCTTCCGCGGATCCTTTCATCTACCTTATTGCTTCTCCTTCGTCCAGGTGCTCCGAGAGGAGCCGACTCTCTTCTTGACTGGTATCTCGCCGTCACTATGACGGGGAGCTCCCGTGGCAAGATTAAAGTTGCAGATGAAGAGAAAATCTTCAATCTGATCTGGACAGAGGTGGTGGACTCATGCTTGGGTCCGGCACTCAAGAGGGTTCGAAGCGTCGTAGACAATCTTTTCATTCCCAATAATGGGAAGAGAAGTCTGCCTCGCCAAGAACACCCGATGGGTGACGAGTTCACTGCAGAGTACACAGCATGGTTTAAGTCGGTCATAAGACCTCGATTCACATCGAAGTTTAGATCGGCTATAGACCAAGCAGG